AAAAAGTTGAACCCGCAAATCTTTTTAATATTATGGAAATTGAAGATCCAAACAAAGATAATGATGTTGAATGGAAAAAACATTGGAAAGGTATGCCAGAATTTGAACAGAATGAGAATAAGACGTATAAGACAATTTATGTTCATTTTCGTACCAAAAAAGATTATGAAGAGTTCGCCAATATGATTGGACAAAATCTTACTGAAAAGACTAAGAGTATTTGGCATCCAGCTTTAGATCGATTTGCAAATTCTTTGTTGCGTTGGATTGAAGATGAAGAGTGATGTAAATTTTTAAAGGAAAATAGTGTGACAAATCCTCAATGGCCAGTCTACATTGTTTCTAAGGGTCGTGCAGATTCAATGATTACATCAAAGTCTTTGGCTCGAATGAAAGTGCCTCATTACATAATTATTGAGCCACAAGATAAAAAAGAGTATGAGAAAGCACTGGATAACTTCAACATTCGTGACTATGTTACATTGCTGATTGCTCCATTTAGCAATCATGGCGATGGTCCTGGTCGCGCAAGAAACTGGGCTTGGGATCATTCAATATCGATTGATGCCAAAAAACATTGGGTACTTGACGATAATATTTGTGATTTTTATAGATTGCATCAGAATATAAGAATTCGTGTAGAATCTGGAGCAATATTTCGTGCTGCTGAAGATTTTATTGATAGATTTGAAAACGTTCCTATTTCTGGATTTCAATATAGATTTTTTGTTGCACCCAATCAATCATATCCTCCATATGTAAAGAATACAAGAATTTATTCTTGTTTGTTGATTGAGAATAGTTGTAAACATCGATGGAGAGGAAGATATAACGAAGATACTGATATTTGCTTGCGCGTTCTAAAAGATGGCGATTGTACGATTCAATTTAATGCCTTTCTACAAGGCAAAGCAGCAACACAAACAGTTAAAGGCGGTAATACTGCTGAATTCTATCATGCCGAAGGTGAAAAGGATAAATCTAAATGGCGAGATGGCCAGATGAATTCAACGGGTACAATTAACAAATCTCAAATGCTTTTAGATATGCATCCAGATGTTACTAAAATTGTATGGAGATACGGCAGATGGCATCATCATGTAAATTATGAGCCATTTAAGAAGAATAAATTAAGATATAAGAAGAACATTATTATTTCCGAGGGAATAAATAACTATGGTATGCGACTAGTAAGATTGGAAACGCAATTACCCAGCGGTCGTTGGAAATTTTAAATCAAATTAAATTGTAAGATTGATTATTACAAGAAAATAAATTATCAAATATCCAATAAAAGGAGAAAGTGTGTTGACTCATTTATATAAGTATAATGAAGATAAAATTATTAAAGAACTTAAAGAATATATTGATATGACATACAGTCAACATTATTCACAAAACAAATATCAAGCAACTGAATTTATCATCAGTGGCGGTCATGGCATTGGATTTTGTATTGGTAATGTTCTTAAATATGCTCAACGATATGGTAGAAAAGGATCGCCAAAAGAATGGCGTAAAGACTTGATGAAAATTATTCATTATACAATAATCGCCATGTACGATCATGATTTAAAGCATACTCCAGTGGAATCGAATATATGATAAAAGGATTCTAGAATATTAATATTTTGTGACTTTACAATTTACAACATAAGAGATGAAAATGAAAATAGAAATAAATATTAATGAATTAAGAAAAAGAAAGATATTTGTTGCAACACCTATGTATGGTGGAATGTGCGCTGGACAATACACAAAGTCAAGCGTAGATTTGGGTAGAATGTGTGCTAGTAAAGACTATCAAATTGATGTTAACTTTTTTTATCTTTTTAATGAATCTTTAATTACTCGTGCTAGAAACTATTGTGCGGATCATTTTTTACGAGAAAAAAATTATACACATCTTATGTTTATAGATTCTGATATAGGTTTTAATCCAAACGATGTTCTTGCTCTTGCTGCAATTGCGGATCCAGATAGTGACAAAGATATAGTTTGTGCACCTTATCCAAAAAAGTGTATTTCTTGGGAAAAAATTAAACTTGCTGTTGATAAAGGAGTGGCCGACGAAAATCCACACATACTTCAGAATTTTGTTGGCGACTTTGTTTTTAATCCATCACACGGTCAAACTTCTATTCCATTGGGCGAACCAGTGGAAGTAAATGAGGGCGGCACTGGTTTTATGATGATTCAGCGAAAAACATTTGAAAAGTTTGCTGCTGCATATCCAGAATTAATGTATAAGCCAGATCATGTACGTGATAAACACTTTGATGGTTCTAGAGAAATTATGTGTTACTTTGATGCATTAATAGATCCTGAATCTAGACGATATTTGTCAGAAGATTATATGTTTTGTGTGTGGGCAAGACGCATTGGTCTAAAAGTTTGGATGTGCCCGTGGATGAATTTAACTCATTTTGGCACGTATCCATTTAGTGGCAGTCTTGTTGATCTTGCAAGTATTGGCGCAGCAGCAACCGCAGACCCGAGTCAAAAATTAATGCGTTGACAAAATATAAAATATTGTTGACAAAATATAAAATATGTTTATAATGTATAGTGTATGAACTTACCTATCAATTTTAAAATGGAGTCATTATGAAAATTTCTAAGAATACTTTGAATATTTTGAAAAACTTTGCTTCTATAAATCCGTCATTATATGTGAATGAAGGTAATATTATTAAAACAATTTCTGCTCAAAAAACAATTATCGCTCGTGCTGAAATTAAAGAAACTTTTGAGAACTCATTTGGTATATATGATTTAAATCAATTTTTGAGCGCAACGAATATTTTTGACTCGCCTATCTTTGACTTTAAAGATAAGTTTGTCAATATCAAAGATGATAATTCTATCATAAGTTATACATACGCAGATCCTAATATGATTTTGCAGGTGCCTAACAAAGAGCTTAAGCTTCCTGATGTTGTAATTGAGTTTGAATTGAAATGCAATATCTTTAAAAAGACTTTGCTGGCAGCAAATATATTACAGGTGCCTTACTGGTCTGTAAATGGTGACGGTAAGAAAGTTATTATTGAAGTTAGTAACTCAAAAGATAGTTCATCAAATAAGTTTAAATACGAGGTTGGTGAAAGTAATCGTGAATTTAATTTGATATTTAAAGTAGAGAATCTTAATCAAAGGCTTATGGATAAAGATGATAAAGATAATGAAATCAATTACACTGTAAAAATTTCTTCAAAGGGTATTAGTCACTTTTCAGCTAACAATGGAAAACTTCAGTATTGGATTGCAACAGAAAGTAAAGGCTAATGTACAACAATAATGATATGTTGTGGGTTGAACGCTATCGACCTAAAACTATAAGTGATTGTATACTTTCAAAAGAACTTAAAAAAACTTTTACCAATTTTGTAAAACAAAAAAGCATACCTAATCTTATTCTTAGTGGAAGCTCAGGCATTGGCAAAACTACTGTTGCCAGGGCAATGCTTGAAGAATGTGGATTTGACTATATTGTCATGAATGGTTCAAATGAGGGCCGTCTGATTGAAACTTTTCGTCGTGATATTTTGACTTTTGCTTCTACAGTATCGCTTTATGATGTACGAAAATATATTATACTTGACGAAGCAGATTATCTAAATAAGGATTCTGTTCAACCAGCATTGCGTAATTTTATGGAAGAGTATTCAAGTAATTGTGGATTTATTTTTACATGTAATTTTAAAAATAGAATTATTGACGCGGTACTTTCGCGTTGTTCTGTTATCGAATTTAATATAGAAAATTCAGAAAAACCAGCCCTTGCCAATAGCTTTATGAAAAGTATTGAAAAAATTCTATCAGATAACAAAATTGAATACGATAAAAAAGTTATTGAGATGATTATTGTAAAACACTTTCCAGATTGGAGACGTGTAATAAATGAATTACAGCGTTATTCCATTTCTGGTAAAATTGATTCTAGTATACTTGTTAATATTGCTAACGATAAATTTGATAAACTCATGGAGTATCTTAAAAATAAAGATTTTGCTAAAATGAGAACTTGGGTGGCTGCTTATAATGATACGGGTTGTAGTTATTCACAATTGTTTCGTATGTTATACGATAATGTAGTTGATCATGTTGAAACAGAATCCATACCGGTATTCATAGTAGATATTGCGGATTATTCATATAAAGCAGCTTTTGTTGCGGATCAAGAAGTTAATTTAGCAGCATGTTTAATTGAAATTATGAACGATTGTAAGTTTAAAATATGAAAACAATTCAAGAAATGAAAAAGGCCATAGTACTAGGTAATGGAATATCTAGACTGCAACTGCAAGTAAAGTTACCAAAAAATATACGAACATATGGTTGTAACGCCATATATCGAGATAATATAGTAAATGATCTTGTATCTGTAGATCCTGCCATGCAGCATGAAATATATGACTCTGGTTATGCACGCTATCATCGATGTTGGTTTTCATCATGGAGTCCTGTTAATTCTGTTCATGATTATAATAATTTTAAAACCATTTTGCAAGAAAATATTCTTGATGACGCCGTTCATCGTCATCGTTCCGTAAAACGTTTTAAGATTATAGAAAATGATCGAGTATCTGAATCCTGTATTATTGCAGGGCAAGGCGACATATATTATGTTACTTGGTTATATGATAATGATCTTGTAACGCCTTTGCCTCCTGCAACTAAATCTGCTGGTGAGATAGCATTAGAACTTGCTGCCAATCATCATAATATAATCTTTATGATAGGATTTGATGGTGTTGGAAACGTGTATCGTGATACAAAAAACTATTATAGTTATGATGGCCCATATAATGAGTGGTATGATGGGCATGAACAAATTTATAAAAATAATTCAAATATTAGTTTTTACAGAGTTAATTGTAAAATGAAAGAATCTATGATTCCTAATTGCATAAACATTACAGAAGAA